GGCTAAAATATATGCAGAATTAATTAAAAAGGGATTAAAAACAATAGATGATGTGCCTGAAAAATTGAAAGCACAAGTTGAAGCTATTTTAAATGGAGAATAAAAAATGAGTTCAATTAAAAATGTGACTATTAAAAACCCCGACAATATTGATGATGAATGCGCTTACATAAGTGTTACAGATAGCACTTATTTAAGCCTGAACACCATAGATGTTGTTGGGGATATTTATATACGATTTTATATTAAATCTAGTGAATCTAATACTATTACTTTACAATGTGGCGAAAATATAGCAAAAATAGATTGTACCACGTCATGGCAAGAAGTTAATGTTTACTTTAGTTCTACAAGTTCATTTACACCTGAATTTGCATTTAACACAGCTAATTACTGGATTTATAATATGAAATTGGAGCATAGCAATAGACCTAGTGCCTATTCTCGTGCGCCTGAAGATGACGTGCAAGAGTCTAATGAAAACACATTAGAATTATTAAAATCATATTCTACTACAGAAGAAGTGAAATCAGCTATCGAGCAGATGAAAGACAGCATTACGCTATCTGTTAGTAGTATATATGCCACTACAGAAACAGTAAATAATGCCGTTAATATGCTACAATCGGAAACAATAGATAGATTAAAGGCATATAGTACCACAAAAGAAATGAATAGTGCCATAGAAATGACAGCTAATTCTATTACACAGAGTGTTAGTGAAAGCTATGTTGCAACAAGTACCTATGATGGCGATAAGCAAATTGTAGATAGTAGGTTGGACTCTGCCGAACAAAAAATAACACCTACAGCAATTGTCAGTACAGTTACTAGCAGTACAGAATATAAAGACGATTTAAATGAAAAAACAGATAGTAGTGAAATAATATCTACTATCAATCAATCAGCAGAAGAAATACAGATTGAAGCTAGTAAAATTAATTTAAAAGGTGCTATCACAATGGAGTCATTTAGTGATAGTGTAGTTGAAACACTCAATGATACTGTGACTAGTGTAGATGTGTATTATGCATTATCATCAAGTAGCACTACTGCCCCTACAAATGGATGGTCTACTATAGCGCCTACTTGGCAAGATGGCAAGTATATGTGGCAAAAGACAACTACTACATATTCTGATGGAACTACAGAAGATAGTAATGCTACTTGCATCACTGGTGCTTCAGGCAAAGATGGTAAAGACGGTACTAATGGAACAAATGGTAAAGATGGTACTGATGGCACTAGTATAACAATTAAATCCACATCTGTGACCTATCAAGATTCTTCAAGTGGTACATCTGTACCTACTGGGGCATGGCAAAGTTCAATACCGACAGTTGCAAAAGGTCAATATTTATGGACTAAAACAATTGTAACATATAGTGACAGCACTACTACAACAGCTTATTCTATAGCATATCAAGGCACGAATGGAGAAGATGGTGACGATGGGGATGATGGTGCTAGTGTGACAGCTATATCACAAGAATACTATGTATCAAATTCTAGTACGTCACTAAGTGGGGGTAGCTGGTCTACTAGCTATTCATGGACAAGTGGCAAATATGTATGGACTAGAATATCTACTACACTATCAGACGGTACAACTAAGACATCTACTGGCGCTTATAATAGTGGTATTACAACGTCATTGCAAAATTCGTTGAATGCAAGTGACTCAGCCACAAATGCGCTAAATCGGGTGACATATTCTTATGGTACTTGTAGTACTGCTGCTAGTACAGCTGCTAAAGTTGTAACATTGGACGGATTTTCATTGTATACAGGCGCTACAGTTTCAGTATCATTTACATATGCCAATTCTGTAGCGAATGCCACATTAAATGTAAATAGTACAGGTGCTAAGACAATCCAAGTCTATGGAAGTGCGTTAACAGCTGATAGTATATATAATTGGGCAGCCAATGCCATGATAGATTTTACATACGATGGCACATATTGGAAAATGTCAACAACTAGTGCTGATAGTGTAGTAGATAATTGGTGTGCGACAGCTAACAAAACGTATATTGATGGGGGAAAGATATATACAGGTACAATTACATCCGACCAGATTAAATCTAACACCATAACAGCTAACGAGATTGCGAGTAATGCAATAACAACAGAAAAATTAGCTGCAAACGCTGTCACAGCTGCCAAAATTAATACTTCTGACCTGTTTGCACAGACAATAACTGCTACTGGAACAATAACAGGAGGTGAATTTAAAAGTGGCTATATTAGTGGCAGTGTGACTAAATCTTTTGGTACATTTGCAGTAACAGATTTAATAACTGTGAAACAAATAATACTTGGATTGAAAAGTTCTACAACTGATTATATTAATCAGTATGATATAAATGGTAACGGTGTTATTGACCAAGACGATTTAGATTTAATCAAACAGTCATTACTTACCACTAGTAGCACAGACGTAGGTAACATCACTACAAAAACATCTTATTATATCGATATATCAAATGCACAACGACCCGTGAGAGTTAATTCCACATATGTGGTTGGGGGAGTATCGTCATCATCTAATACGTATATAGCTGGAGGCAGTATATATACTAGACAAGCGAATATTAGTACCTTAATTCCTACAAAAGTATTATTAGCTAATGGTCAACGTGTGTATACATACGATACAGATGGAAATACTGTGCGACTATGTGGAATGTCAACTAGTAATAATTACTGGTTTGGAAATCCATACACAACAGATGATGATTTAACAGGACACACATATAATGTATTAATTGGCAGTTGCCCTACTGATAGTGGTGTTAGTGGTAGTTCTGCTAGTACATGTGGATGTGCAGACCAAATTCAACTACGTGCGTATTCATCTGTTATATTCAATTTGCAAGGAGGAAGTGTTGTAAAACCTTCACACGATGCATATACTGCACTTGGTGGAAGTAGCTATAGATGGACTAATATCTATGGTGTTACAGGTAGTATAAATACATCTGATAAAAATTATAAAAAGAACATTAAAGATATTGATGATAAATATCTTGATTTACTACTTGAATTGCGCCCTAAATCATATCAAATGATTGATGGAAATAGAACACATATAGGTTTTATTTCTCAAGACGTAGAAGAATTACTACCTAAATATAATCTTACAGATTTAGACTTTGCGGGATTTTGTAAAGATGTAAAACAAGAAACTAAGATTGTAAAGGAACAAATTAAAAACGAAAATGGTGAGATTATTCAAGATGAAGAAACAGAGTCAGTAGATGTATTAGACGAAAACGGGAATCCTGAATATATTTACAGTTTACGTTATACAGAATTTATAGCCCTAAATACAGCTTTAATTCAAAGACAGCAAAAACAGATTAATGAATTAACTGAAACAGTAAATAGTCTTATCGAAAGGCTAGAAAGGTTGGAAAACAAATGAAAATAATACAACCTTATCAATTTACTGAACCTGAACTACAAATGTTTAGGGAAAAGTGTAATTTTTCAGAAGATGAAATGAGATATTTTAATTTACGTGCAAAGCACTTATCTAATTTACAAATATCTTTTGAAATGAATATATCAACGTCAACTGTTTCAAATATTGCAAAACGTGTAAAAAATAAAATGATAAGGATAATTTAATAATTGTAATTTTCATGTAATTTTCTTAAAGGAAGTCAATAATTTTGACTTCCTTTTTTTATTTTATAATAAGCACAAAATTAAAGGAAGTAATGATGTATGTTAGATATTAGTAATGAATTGATTGCAATATCCTGCGAAAATCATTGTACACCTTTTCAAGCATTGTATTTATTAGAAAGGAAAGATACAGATGAACGGATTGCAATTCAATCAATTTCAACCACAGATAAGCCCTTACAGCTATCCTAGGTACACACAGCCCTCTAATGGTATTACATGGGTGCAGGGCATTGAGGGTGCAAAAGCATATCAATTAGCGCCTAATAGTAATGTATTATTAATGGATAGTGATAATGACAATATATTCTATATCAAGGTTAGTGACAGCGTGGGCATGTGTAATTTAAGAACATTTAATTATACAGAAATCACTAATCAACCTACTACAAAAACTGGTGTAGATATGTCAAATTATGTAACAAAGAGTGAATTGAAAGAGATTTTAAATAAATTACAAGGAGTAAAACAAAATGGCAAACAGACTGTATCAACAAATGACACAAAAATCATCAACAAATAATATTCAACAATTTGCAAATATGCTTAAAGGACAATCCAATCCAATGGAATTTTTGCAAAATTTAAGCAGAACTAATCCACAAATAAACCAAGTGTTTAATTTATTACAAAACAGCAATATGTCAGCTAAAGATTTATTTTTGTCATATGCTAAACAAATGGGCGTAAATCCCAATGAAATAATCAATATGTTAAAGTGAGTATAAACCAGTCGACAGGTATTATATAAAATAATTAAGAAAGGAAGTATCATGTATGGATTCAGGATTAACTGCTAGTGATGTAGCTTTACTGAACAACGATAACAGCTTTGGTAGTGGAAACTCGTTCATGTGGATATTCGCATTGCTTATTCTGTTTTGGGGCGGAAATGGTAACTGGGGCAATGGTGGAAATCGTGGAGCTGAACCAGTAACAGAAGCCACATTATCAAACGCCATGAATTTTAATAATCTTGAAAATTCAGTAGGCAGAATTAGTGACACAATGCAATCTAATCAGATGGCTATTAATAGAGATTTATGTACGGGACTTAGTGCATTAAGTAATGAAATAGACCAAGTTAGATATGACAATTTACAAAATTCAATGACTACACAGAGGAATATTGATGGTGTAAATTATAATATTGCACAATCTGCTGCAAGTATTAATGCCAATACTACAGCACAAGTACAGAAAGTACTTGATACATTGTGTAGTAATCAGATGAATGCTATGCAAAATCAGATTAATGCATTACAGCTTCAAAATGCCGTTGCCGGTGTTGTAAGATACCCTAATGGAATGACATATTCAGCTGGTGTAAGTCCATTCTGCAATTGTAATTGCAATTCATGTTGCTAAAATCAGAGCATATTAAGTATGCCTAATGATATTTTAAGGGTGTACAACTTTTAGTACACCCTTTATTTTTTTGAAAGGAATTTAAAATGACCATTAAAGATTTAAAAGCAAAGATTGTTACAACTTTAGGTGAAATAGATTTATCAAAATTAACACTAGCCGAACTTCATACATATATAAATATGGTAAGTGAAACAGAGCAGATTGCAACAAAAGAGCAAGACCACGATTTGTATTCAAAATTATTAGATAATATCAGTACTTGTGCAATATCTAAAGTACCAACAATAAATGAAATGAAAGGAGATTAAGTATGCTAGAGTCATATTCTTTAAATCAATCAGTATTAACTGGGGGACTTATTCCATTTAATTCTACACCTATTGTAAAAGGTGATACAGTAAATATGTCAGGTGTGTCTGCAATACAATTAAATAGATGTGGTGTGTACGAGGTTACATTTAATATGACAGCTACAGCAACTACAGCTGGTAATATTACAGTGAGTATGACTAAAAACGGAACAATTCAGCCACAAACCACACGAACAATCACAGGTGCAACTGCAACTACTTCAGCTAACATTCCTATTACAACACTTGTTCAGGTTGCAAAGAATAATACAGAATGTTGTTGCACAAGTCCTACGATTATTCAATTTGTAAATACTGGTGTAGGTGTAACAGCAAATAATTGTAATTTAGTTGTAACTAAGATATGTTAGTAGATACTAATGGCAATGAACTTGGAGTACTTGACATTCTAAATATACTTAGCTTTTTAATCGGACTTGTAAATTTAGACAGCAATTTAAGCCAATCTGACAAGCAGGATTTAATGCAAGAAGTTGATAATAAGACACAAGATTTATTAACTAAGATTAATAAGCATTTAGAAAATCAAGATTCCAAGTTAAATGAAATATTATTAAGATTGGAGAAGTTGGAAAAATGACTATTGATGAAATTTATTCAAAGATAGCAAGTCATATGATAAAGGGCATGATGTTGCATGAAGAATTGGCTGATTATTATGACTTTTTAGGCTTGCAAGGATATAAAAGATGTCATGAATATCATTATTTAGATGAAACTTGTGCATATCGCGGGTTGTGTAGATACTATATTAATCATCATAATAAATTAATTCTTAAGGTTGAATTTGACAATCCCAATGTAATTCCAGACAGCTGGTACAAATATACAAGACAAGACGTAGATAATAATACAAAGAAAAATGCCGTTAAGAATGGTATTACAGTTTGGGTAGACTGGGAAAAAGAAACTAAATCATTGTATGAACAGATGTACAAGGAATTAATAGCTATTGACGAAATTGCAAGTGCATTAAAAGTACATGAATTAATTTGTGATGTAGATTGTGAATTAAAGAAAGCTGAAAGGTATTATTTGAATAAGAAAGCAATTGATTATGATTTAACCGAAATTATAGCAGAGCAAAAACCTAAGCATGAAAAATATAAGAAAAAGATGAAAAAATTAGGTGTATCAATTTGCTAGATATTGAAGAAATTAATAATACTATAGAACAGCTTGAAAATGGCGCTACAACGTTCGATTCTTGCCTTAAATTAGCTTCACTATATATTTGTAAGGATAAAATAGAAAAAGCCAAAAATGAAGCTTACAGTACGTCTAATAGCATTTTAAAAGAATATAATGATATTCTACCTCAATATAAATTATATTGTGAAGTTAAAAGAAAATATCAATTACAGGAATTAACAGAAAATGCAGTTGAATTATCTATTAAAGACGTGTGCAAAGAAATAAATGAATTTATTCATACATTATATAGTAATACAGATATGCAAGTAGAAAGAGATTGTATTAAGGGTATGTTAAAAGATTTAGGTGACACTTTATAGTGCCACCTATTTTTTTTTAATTTTTTTTAAATTAGTACTTGACTTTTGATTAAATATGTAGTACTATGTTTACAAGTTAAAGTTAATTGACTTAATAAATTAAGTACAGGAGATTAAAAACAATGATTACAGAAAACCTTTTAAAACTTTATGATAGTGTTAGACACTATGGAGAAATCATATACAGTTATGATACAACAGTAATTAGTCCTTATTATAGAAACTATGTTAGTCATAGAGTATACAGATATAATGGACATGAATACATTGTTATAATGTGTGATGGTGATGTAATTTCATTTTTTAGAAAGGATAGATAAGATGATAACTGACTTTGAAAAAGCGTTGATTACACATGACAAAATGACACAGAAACAAGCTAATACAGAATTACATGTAGCGAGTAATAAAGTGTATAATATGTTAAATAATGGAGCACATTATGAAGATATAGAAGAAATGCTAGAATGTGATTATGGCTTAGCAATGGATTACGTAATGGATTTATTATAGGAGGATTAAAAATGATTAATATACAAGTATCAAAATCAGCTAGATGCTTTTCAGAGTATTCAATATACATATCTTTTAATTATAATGCTGATATAGTAAATACTATTAAAACATTCCCTACAAGATATTATGACAAAGATACACGTAGGTGGGAACTTCCCTTAAATAAGCTGGGAGAACTTACTGAAAAGCTAGGTAATGAAACTTTCTATATTAAAGGTGATTATGTAACATTGAAAAAACCTAAATTTGAAATGCCTGAGGGATTTGCATTTAAGACCAGTCCATTTAATCATCAAAGAGAATGTTTTGAATATGGCATGACACATGATAGATGGTTATTAGGTGACCAGATGGGACTTGGTAAGACAAAAGAAAGTTTAGACATTGCAGTAGCAAAGAAACTAACTAAAGGCTATAAGCATTGTTTAATTATATGTGGTGTTAATGGACTTAAATGGAATTGGTTAAACGAAGTTAGTACACATACCAATGAAACAGCACATATATTAGGACAGAAAGTTAAAAATGGTAAGATGCAGATTGGAAGTAATGCTGACAAGCTGTCTGATTTAGATAACATTGATATGATTAAAAGTTATTTCATCATAACCAATATTGAAACATTGAGGTCGGAAGCTATTAGCGACAAGCTAAATAGGTTATGTAAAGATAATACAATAGGCATGTGCATCTGTGATGAATCGCACAAGGTAAACAACCCACAAGCACAGCAGACTAAAGGTTTTTTAAAGATACAGCCTGAATACAGACTTGCAATGACAGGAACACCTTTAATGAACAGACCTACAGATTTATATGTACCTTTAAAATGGTTGGGATATGAGTCACACGCATTTTATTCATTCAAAAAGCATTATTGCAAAATGGGTGGATTTGGTGGTTATGAAGTAATTGGCTATAAGAACTTGGATGAATTACAGGAAAAATTAAACAGTATCATGTTAAGAAGATTAAAGGATAATGTACTGGATTTACCCGAAAAAACATTTATTGATGAATTTGTTGAAATGACACCGAAGCAGGCACAGGTTTACAATGAAGTATCATGGGATATTAAAGCTAACATAGATATGATTAAAAAGTCAAATAATCCACTAGCACAGCTTATTAGATTAAGACAAGCTACTGGATATACTGGTATACTTTCAACAAGTATTAAGGAAAGTGCTAAAATAGATAGAATGATTGAAATAGCAACAGAAGCTATTGAAAATGGTAAAAAAGTAGTAGTATTTAGTAATTGGACAGATGTTACATTACCAGCTTATAACGCACTTGCAACTAAATTTAAAGGCACTTATATTACAGGTGAAATTGATAGTGAACAAAGACAAGAAAATGTTAAGAAATTTCAGGGAGATGAAAATTGTAAATTCGTAGTGGGTAGTACAAGTGCTATGGGTACTGGAATTACATTGACAGCTGGAACAGTTGAAATATTCTTAGATGAACCTTGGACTTCAGCCGTAAAATCACAAGCAATTGACAGATGTCATAGAATCGGTGCTAAGGAAAATGTTACTATTTACACCATAATGGCAAAGGGTACAATTGATGAAAAAATACACGATATCGTGGAAAAGAAGGGAGTAATGTCAGATGCTATAGTAGATAACGCATACGGAAAAGTGACACCAGAAATAATTGACTACTTGCTAGATTAATATTAAATAAGTATTTACATATTATTAAATATGTAGTATAATTATGTAGTATAATAATATGTAAATACAGAAAGGAGTTAAAAATAAATGGGCGAAGAAAAAATGTTAAAGATACAGGAAGTGGCAGTATTAATGGGTTGCGCAACCAAGACAATTGATATGTGGTATGCATGGGCAAAAAGAAATCCAGAGCATGAACTTGCTAAGATACTTCCTAAACCTCTGCAAGAAAGTGAGCGAGGTTTAAGACTATGGAAGTATAGTGACATCTACAAATTAACTGAATTTCAAGCTAAACTACCTAAAGGTAGAAATGGTATTTTAGGAGATGTTACACAAAAAGCATGGAGAAATGCGCATAATTTTAACAAGAAAGAAAAAGAATAGGGGAAATTAAAAATGAGTACAGATAACGAAAAATTAAACGAGTTAATTCCAATTTATGCTACCAACAAATTAGAACTTGATAGCTATAAGAAAATATGTGATGAAGAAAACGCAGCTATCAAAGACTTAATGCTAAAATGTGGTAAAGATACAGCAGAGTCTGATGGGTATGTTGCAAAACGTACAATAAAACAGACACCAAAAGTTGATAAAGAAAAAATGGCAAGTGTCTTGAAAAAGGCTGGATATGAACACTTGATTACTACAAAAGTAGTTGAAGAAGTAAACGAAGATGAATTAGAAAAAGCTATTTATTCAGGTGACGTTGATAAAGATACATTAACTAAATTGACAGCGTGCAAAACGGTTAAAGAAGTAGTAGAACTTAGGGTAACTAAGATTAAAAACAAGAAAGTAGGTGATTAATAATGAGTTATTTATTTACATTTTTAGGTGGAGTAGCATTCGGCATGATTTTAATTATTATGTGGGCATTGATTAGAGGGGGTAAAAATAAGTAATGGAAGAATATACTAGTAAAGCATATATATCTACAATAAAAGCCACTTCAAGAGCAAGTGTATGCGTGGGAACTACCAATAAGAATTATTATACAGTAGAATACACAGAAGAAAGAAGTCTGCCTGATAGTGACGATGTAAATATTGAAAAAGAACGTGAACTATTATGGGAATTTGTTAATGCTGAATGTGATAAGCAGATAGAAGATATTGTAAAATCATTTAAATAATTCTTTACAATTATACTATCATATAGTATAATAATAAATGCATATGATGTTGCATAAAAATAGGTTAGCTTTAATTCGTGGTGGGATTATTGCTTAATATACCTCATAGAATTAGGCTAACAAAGGCTTTTATAATTTGTATCCACCACTACAATTTATAAAAGCCTATTTTTTATGTAAGAAAGGATGTTTACTATGGCAGAAATAGAAATGAATATAATTAGAAAAAAGAATAATTTCACGATAATTGATAATGGTATATTTAAAGACAATTCGTTGTCAGCTAAAGCTAAAGGTATATTAACTACAATGCTTTCATTACCCGCTGATTGGAATTATTCAATTACAGGATTAACAACTTTATTTAATGATAGTGAAACATCTATTAGAACAGGTTTACAGGAATTAGAAAAAGCTGGATATCTAAAAAGAGAACGATTATATGAAAATGGTAAGATTGTTAGATGGAAATACACTTTATACGAAGTAAAACAAGTAGAAAACCTTGATGTGGAAAATCAACAAGTAGAAAACCTACAAGTAGAAAACCTACAACTTGAAGATAGGGCACAATTAAATACTAATAAATTAAGTACTAAAGAATTAAGTAAAAAAGAAATAAAAACTAATTCTAAAGAATTAGTAGAGCAAAGCTCTTTAAGTAATGGTTCTGATAATTTTTTAGGTAGTATTAATACCAAACCTAAAAAAGAAAATAGGTATAGTAAATGTTTATCAATGATATATGATTATACTGATGATATAGAATTACAGAATTTACTTAAAAGATATCTTAGTTTAAGATTTGAAATGATAAAAGATAAGGAAATGTATACCAATCAATGGAAAGGACTTTTAAACAAGCTTAATAGTTTAACTGACGATATAATTGTAATGCGTGATATTGTAAGTCAATCAATAGAAAAAGGTTATGCAAGTTTTTATCCTTTAGCGAAAAATTATAATGGTAGTTTTAAAAAATCGGATTTAAACCAAGGTTGTGAAATCACTACTTCAAGATATACTGAAGAAGAATTAAACGCAATGGAAGAATTGAATAAGCAAAGAGAAGCACAAGGACTACAGACTAAATTTTAAGAGGTGTTGTAATGATAACTAGTTTAAGAGATAAAAGAATATGTGATATGTATGGTAAACGTGATAACAAAGATAAAGTACATTGTAATCAATGTCCTTTAAGAAAAAGTACTGGTTCATGGGATTTTAGATGTAAAGCTAATAGTCATTATAATAGAAGTACAGGAGAATGGGAATATGATAGATGATTGTTGGTATAAAGATGTATGCAATAAGCAGTGTACTGGTTCTTGTATACGATATTTAGAAATGAAGTATTTAATGGAAAATTCCAATATTCCATTAAACAGACAGAAACCAGCCTCATTGGATACAGATATTGACTATGAAGCATATTGCTATTTAGCTAACGTAAAAGCCGAAATTTCAAGTTTTGTGAGTAATGGCAATAATTTATACATTACAAGTAAGGAAACTGGAAATGGGAAGAGCTCGTGGGCAATAAAGCTAATGTTAAAATACTTTGATGATGTATGGGCGGGTAATGGATTTAAAATACGAGGTGTATTTATTCATGTACCGACATTTTTATTACAATTAAAAAATTTTAAACTTGTTGATAGTGCGGTAGATATGTTAAAATCAATGTTACCTACTGTTGATTTAGTCATATGGGATGATATAGCCAGTACCGAACTTAGTAATTATGATAATACACAGTTGCTATCATATATAGACCAAAGGTGTTTATATGGCAAAGCTAATATTTATACAGGTAATATTACAACACTTGAAAGATTGCAAGAATTATTAGGTACTAGATTAGCTAGTAGGGTATGGAATTGTAGTACGATTGTTGAATTTAAGGGGAAGGATAGAAGAAAATGATTCAGTTACAGCTTTTATCACGAATTTTAAATACACAAGATATATCAATATTAGAAAACAATCTAATAACAGCTGATTATTTTGTGGGATATGAAAATGAAATCAATTATATACTGGAACATTATAAAAATTATAAAAATGTTCCTGACAAAGCAACATTTTTAGCTAAATTTCCTAGCATAGAATTAGTGGAATGTACTGAAAGTGAAAGATATTTAGTAGATACAATACGTGAAGAATATTTGTATTATAAATCTATACCGGTAGTGCAGAAAATAGCTGAATTGCTAAAGACAGACGCAAATGCTGCAAGTGAATATATGCTACATGCTATAAAAGATTTACAGCCTAATTATAGTATAGGCAGTACAGATATTATATCACAAGCATCTGAACGATTAGAACAGTATAAAGAACGCAAAGAACATCAAGACCAACATTTCTTTACAAGTGGTTTTGAAGAACTTGACGATATAATTCACGGCATACAAAGGGAAGAAGAATTGCTAGTGATATTTGCAAGAACTAATCAAGGTAAGTCATGGGTACTTGAAAAGATATGTACACATATATGGCAGATAGGTTTCAATGTAGGCTACATATCACCTGAAATGTCAGCTAATAGTATAGGTTATAGATTTGATACATTACACAAGAATTTTTCAAATAAAGGCTTAATGTGGGGTAAAGATGATATAAAGGAAAATGACTATGAGAACTATATCAACGAATTAAAGCAGCGAGAAAATAAATTCATGGTTGCAACCCCACTTGACTTTAATAAGAAAATAACTGTATTAAAATTAAAAAATTGGATAAAGCAATATAATTTAGATTGTATAGCAGTAGACGGAATAACCTATATGACAGATGAAAGGGCGCAAAGGGGTGATAACAAGTACACAATGCTAACGAATATAAGCGAGGACTTAATGTCACTATCAATGGAAATGAAGGTACCAGTACTTGTTGTAAATCAAGCGAACAGAGGTGGAGTTGTAGGACGTGACGAAGCAGGTACTCCAGACCTTGAATATATGGGAGATAGCGATGGAATATCACGTAATGCAAGCAAAGTAATTTCAATACAACAAAAGAATAATGGTGTATTAGAAATGGGAATTAAAAAACAACGTTTCGGAGCAGTTGGTGGTAAGCTACTTTATCAATGGGATATAAATACAGGACGCTTCACAAATATCCCTAGTTACGATGACGCACAGCCAAAAGAACGAACTGAAAGAAAAGTAAAAGAAGTAAGAAAGCAATTCAGCGATGATGTTGCTGACGTATTTTAGAAAGGGGTGTTATATCATAAAAACAATAAAATTGGAAGATTTAGTCGATATACTTAAAGAAATGGAGGTGGATTTAAATGAGACTAATTGATGCAGATAAGTTAATAGATTGTATACAGAGTAGTTCAGGTTATTTTAAAGACTGGTTACAAACAAATTCATTCAAGAAGTTTTTACAGACTTTAACAGACGGATTTATTGACACTATCAATGAACAAGAAACAGTATCTTACAACCCTATAAACGAGAGTATAAATGAAATGGAAGAGTTTATTCATAAAGCAGATTCAGAATCGCAAGGTGTAATTACACCTAACTTTGAATATGTGTCCAGTACAGATACACAAGCATATATAGGCACTTTAAAAATAGGTGATACTGAATATAAGGTGTATTGTGCAGAAATTAAAGGTAACTTGTGTGAAAATAAGATGATTCATTCATTCAGATTTATAGAATTATGAGGTATAAGATGAAAAATATAGATAGAGCAAAAGCGATACAATTATTAACACAATCATTATTAGAAAGTGTAGAAGCATATGAAGAAGCAAAAGCTAATAGCCCTAGCGGATATATTAGTGCAGGCTGTGAAGTATCACATCACGATAGTAAAGGTTCTATAAAAAGACAAATAACATTGTTAAGAAGTGAGCTATTAGAATTAGCAAAACATTATGAGGTATAAAATGACACCAACAGAAGCAATAGAAATAATTAAAATAGCAAAGGCAGAAGTAGAATGGAACTACCCATTAGATTATCAATTAGCATTTGACGAAGCCATAAAGGCATTAGAAAAACAATCTGAAGAGGATGAGTAAGATGGAATTATTAGATTTAATAGCCACACTACCAAAGAATAAAACAATAGTAGATAACTTTATAAGGGCATATGATATTATTAACAATAAAGGCTATAAAAGTATTATGTGTTCAATATCAGGTGGAAGTGATAGCGATATAATGTTAGATATAATACACAAGGTTGATAAGGACAATAAAGTAAGGTATGTATTCTTCGATACAGGACTTGAATATAAAGCTACTAAGGAACATTTAAACTATCTCGAAAATCGTTATAATATAACTATACAGAGAGAGAGAGCAGTTAAGCCTATTCCTATTGCTGTTAAAGAGTATGGAGTACCTTTTGTAAGTAAGTTTGCAAGCTACTACATAGGAGAATTACAAAAACATAACTTTAAATTTAATGATACACCTTATGAGTTGCTATTAGAACAAGGATATCCGAAAGGAATGATAAAATGGTGGTGTAATAAATATCCTTATGATAATTCCATTTATAATATCAGTTATAACAGATATTTAAAAGATTTTTTAATCTCACATCCGCCGACTTTTAAAATATCAAGCCAATGTTGTGATTGGGCGAAGAAGAAAGTTAAAAAGAATATTATAGACACCTATAAATGTGATTTAATGATAGTAGGTATACGCAAAAATGAAGGTGGAATAAGAAGTGCAATATATAAAAATTGTTATTCCTGTAATGATGATAAAGCAGATGAATACAGACCTTTATTCTGGTATACAAACGAAGATAAAGAACAATATACAAAACACTTTAATATCAAGCATTCAGATTGTTATGAAAAGTGGGGATTTAAAAGAACGGGTTGTGTAGGCTGCCCTTTTAATAGACAGCTAAGACAAGATTTACAAACAGTAAAACAATACGAACCTAATATGTATAAAGCAGTAAATAATATATTTAAAGACAGTTACGAATACACTAAGCAGTATAGACAATTCGTAGCTGATATGAAAAGAAAAGAGAAAGGATATAAAAAACTATGGTAATATCAAAAAATGTAGGCGGGGGAAAGACACCTAGATATAATTTTTATGATACGCTATATTCAACTAAGATAGGATTTAATGATATATTTGCATATGTACAATGGTATGTCTATGTAGGATGGGATAGTGAAACTAGAACTGTATTTACTAAAGGTGGTAAGTGGGAAGTACATTGTAAATCATTAAATATATCGAAAACACTCGAAGGAATTGGTAAAGAAGATGTTGATAAAGCTATTGAAAGAGCAATAGATATACTTAAAGATACGGCAAATTATTATTGTTCGATAGTATATAATTAGGAGATGAAACTATGACAATCAATGGAATACAATTTAATTGTGAATTATCAGATATAATACAAGAATTACAATCACAATTAAGAATAAATAACATACCACTATTACAGATAACAAGAGATAGTGGCGATGATATTATGTGCAGTTGTCCTTATCATAAAGATGGACAGGAACGCAAACCATCGGCAGGAATAAGAAAAAGTGATGGATTATTTCACTGTTTTGCTTGTGGTGAAACACATAGTTTACAAGAAGTAATATCACATTGTTTTGGACATTATGATGATATAATAGGAGCATTCGGTTGGCAGTGGTTAAATCGTAATTTTTTAACAGTACAAGTAGAGGAAAGAAAAGGAGTAGACATAGATTTAACAAGAACAGTTTATAAAGATAAGAATGGAAATGATTATGTCAAAAGCTATGTCACAGAAGAAGAATTAGACAGCTATAGATATTATCACGAGTATATGTGGCAAAGGAAGTTGAATAAAGAAATTGTGGAGTTGTTTGATATAGGCTACGACAAAAAGACTGATTGTCTAACATTTCCAGTTCGTACTGTAAATGGAAACTGTCTATTTGTGGCAAGAAGAAGTGTAAAAACTAAGTATTTTTCTTATCCCAAAAATGTGGAAAAGCCATTATACGGGTTATATGAACTTATGCAAATGTCAACTAAACGATTTAAACAAATTTTTCCAAATAAATTTGTAGAGGATGAAGTAATAGTATGTGAATCAATGCTAGATGCCTTAACAGCATGGGTATATGGAAAGCCCGCACTTGCACTTAATGGGTTAGGTACAGAACTGCAATTTGAACAGTTAAGACACTTACCTTTTAGGAAAATCATACTTGCAACCGATAATGATGAAGCAGGAATGAAAGCGAGAAAAAGAATAAGGGCAAATGTAAAGAATAAAATTATAACAGAATACATATTGCCAAAAGGTAAAAAAGACTTGAATGAACTGACGGAAGAAGAATTCAATAATTTGGAAGAGGTGTTTTAATATGTATGTCAAGAATATAATACAATTTAAGAATCTGCAATTTAAGGATATGCAATTTCCGACAAGAATTTATATAAGCGGTAAAATAACCGGGACTAATGATTATATGAGAAGATTTCAAAATGCCGAAGATGGTCTATATATTATGTTTTATAATAATGGGCTTGCGGGAAATGGAGTAGTAAATCCCGCTAAAGTATTAGCACAAATGCCCGATACTTTAAGTCATAACGAATATATGAAATTATCAATCTGTATGCTATCTATGTGTGACACTATTTGCATGTTAAAGGGATGGGAAGATAGCAAAGGTGCTCAAAAAGAGTATCAATATGCAAAAGCAAATAACTATAAAATAATTTACGAAAAGTAGTTGCATTTATAATAAATGTGTAGTATAATATTTACAAGTTAAGTAACTACTATAAATTTATATGGAGGTTTAAACATATGAAAGGATATAAAGTTTTTGAACCTGATTGGACATGCAGAGGTTTTCAATATGCAGTTGGTGAAGTATTTGAAGAAGATGTGACACCTTCCTGTTGCAACAGAGGATTTCACTTCTGCAAAGAA